CTGGGGGCGTGGCGGCTGGCGGGTGGGGACTGGCAGGCGGTGGCCGTCGCCGGGCTGGTCGCCGGATTCGCCGTCTTCTGTGCGGCGTTGGCTATCCGCAGCTTTGCGGATGAGGGGGCGATCCTGGCGTCGGTGGTGCGCAAGGAGATCGAGCTGCGGCGGATGGTCGAAGACTCGGATGCTGAGTGGGCGGCGCAGTTGGAGGATGCTGAAGCGGCGCTGGCGGATGCGCTGGCGGAGATTGATGAGCTGATGGCGCAGATCAAAGCGGTGCGGGTGGATCGGGATATGGCACAGGCGGAGTTGCAACAGTGGAGGCAGCAGGTGGAGGCGACGTATCGCAGCAAGGCTTCGCTGTACGACAAGGCACGCCGGGATGCGAAGGAGTTGGCACGGCTGGCAATCGAGGCGGGGACGTGGCCGGCGAGGGACAAGGCGATTGAGCGGTTGGGGTGGCAGCGAGGGCGGTGGGAAGATGCGTTCGTGCTGTTACGGGACTGTGGCATTGTGGCCCAGTTCGGTGCGAAGGGGAACCACACACGGCTGCTGATTGCGGATTTGACCACGGCGTTTGCTGCGATTGATGCGGCGACGGGCGTGGTGTCGTTGGAGGAGGAAGCGTAGGCAGGTGGGCGCCTACGTTCCTACGCCAGAGGTGCCTACGCTGTTTTGGATGGTTTGGGGTGGGGCGATAGTAGAGATTGGAGATTGGTATGGACGGTATGTTGAAGGTGGGGTTGGTGTGTGCGACTGGCAGTCTGATCTGTTTTGTGCTGGCGGGTGACGGCGGGTTGATGGCGATCTGGTTCGGCGTCGCCCTACTGGTGGCGCCGATGATTGTGATCAAGCTGCGGCGGGATGTGGCGCCGGCGGAAGCGCCAGCGGCAGGAAGCCGACATCGACAGTATGTGTTTGCGAGTGAGACGACATCGGCGCCGAAGCGCAGCCGGAAGGTGGTGCCATGATGGTGGTGATGGCGCTCATTGTGATGCTGTTGATCGGCATTATCTGTATCGAGGTGTGGCTAATTTGGTCGCTGCGGCGAGACATCCGCAAGTTGGAGGACACATGGCACGGGGACTAGTCGGACTTGTCGGCGGGCTGCTGATTGCGCTCGCCGTGATCGGGATGCTCGATGGCGACGATGGAAGCGCTGCGAAGTTGGCGGCTGAGCGGACGGAGCGCACCAAGCTGGAGCAGACCGAACGCACGCAGCGCACGGCGATCCAGGAGGCAGAGCGGACGGAACGCACGTACATTTCCGCTCAGCAGATCATGTGGCTCGCTACCGAACGTGAGAGCACGCTGCGCCTCGTTGTGGTGTTGCTGATCGTGGTCGTGGCGTCTACGGCGGCGGTAGTGGTTGCGGTGCAGGTGCTGCGCCAGCGTCCAGCGGTGGCCGGGCTGCCGCAGCCGCCGGCGAGGGTGCGACGGGTGGCGGCCAGGATGCCGGCGGGTCATCGGTTGGAGTATGACCAGCTGGATGGGTGGGTGATTGTGCTGCCCAATCAGCAGGAGTACTACACGATTGAGGATGCTCGGCGGTTGCTGAGCGGCTGACAGTGTTACGGGGGACAATTCGTTGTTGTCGGACGGTGGTTCGGGGGCGTGGCAAAGCGCCGGTCTGGGGTCAGGCCGGCGCTTTGCTATTGAAACGGGGTCTCAGTTGTGGTAGACTACGAATTATTCAGCGTTGAATCGTTTAATGTGTAGACAACAGGAGGCAGGATATGGAATCTCCGCAGGCTCTCCCTGAGCCGATTGTCAGCAATCCACGAAGCATCAATATCTATCTGATTGTGGTGGTGGCGTTGGCGGCGTTGGGCGTGCTGACGATGCTGGGGGGTGTAGGGTTGGCGTGGATCGACAAGACGTTGCCGGAAGCGGTGATTGTGCTTGGTTCGGTGGCGGTCGGGGCGTTGGCCGGGATGGTGGCGCCGACGGCGAGATAATGGAGCTAGAGCCAACCGAATGCACCGAGTTGATCACTACTGAGCGCGTCGGACTGGTGGTGCATCGCCTGACGCTGGGTGAGGCGGCGACGACGGCGGAGATCGCCGCGTGGGTGGGGCTGACGCGCTTTGGAGCGTGGGAGATGCTGGACAAGTTGAGCCGGGTGATTCCGCTGGCGCTGATCGGCGGACGTTGGCGGTGCGTCAACCGGGACGCGGTATAGTGGGTGTGCGGTTGCGGTGGTTCGGGGGGGCAATTGCAGACTTCGCATAGGGATAAGCATGAATGCAAAGGGTTGGCGGGCTGGCGCCCGCGGTGGTCCCCAAAAGAACACACGATTTTCACGTTTTTGACGAAGGGTGACACGATTTTCACGCTTTTGAGGGTGGTATGAGTGCTGTTGATGGATTCACGGCACCGGCGAATGCACCGGGACAGGATGTAAGCCGGGCGTGCAAGGAGGCGCTGGACGGCTGGCTGCGTCAACAGGAAGCGTTACCGGCGTGGCATTCGGTGTATGAAAACCTGCTCGCCGAACGCACGGAGACGAAGCGGCCGCGCTGGGACTGGCGCAAGGCGCTCTTTATCGCCTGGTCGTGTCTGCCGAACTCGAAGCGCAGCCCCAAGACGCTGGCCGAACTGGCCGACATGATGGGACTCGGCGACACGGCGACGATCCGCCACTGGCGAGCGAAAGACCCGGAGATCGACAAGCGGATTCAGGAATTGCCCGCCCAGTTGGTGACAACCCATGTGGCGGACATCCTCGATGCTTCGCTGTTGACGGCGTTGAACGGTGAGGAAAAAGGATTCCAGGATCGCAAGCTGCTGTTGGAGATCGCCGGTGTGTACAAGTCGCGCCAGGTGCAGGAGGTGACTGGCGGCGACAAGCCGGTGCGCTTCGAGGAGGAGACGTTGACGGATGAGGAGCGCGCTGCTCGAATCTCTGCCCTACTTGAGCGTGCGCGAGCGCGCCGAGGTGGATCGGCTGCTGACGACGATTAGCCGCTGGCGGTTGACGGCGCGGCCTGAACAGTTGGCGCCGCCGGGCGACTGGCGCATCTGGCTGCTGCTGGCCGGGCGTGGGTTCGGCAAGACGCGCACGATTGTGGAATGGGCGTGCGAGCAGGCGAAGACGATGCCGGGCAGCCGGGGTGCGGTGGTGGCCAGCACGGTGAGCGATGTGCGTGATGTGCTGGTGGAGGGGCCTTCGGGCTTTCTGTCGCTGGATTGGGCGCCGGTCTACAAGTCGTCACGGCGGCAACTGATTTGGCCGAATGGCAGCACGGCGCTGCTCTACAGTGCGGAGGAGCCTAACCGGCTGCGTGGGCCGCAGCAGCATTGGGCGATTGCCGACGAGCTGGCGGCGTGGAAGTATGCGGACGCGTGGGATCAACTGCTCTTCGGGCTGCGTATCGGCGACAACCCGCGGGTGGCGGTGGCGACGACGCCCAGGCCGACGCCGATCATCAAGGCGCTGCTGAGGGATGCGACCTGCCATGTGACGCGGGGCAGCACCTACGCCAACCGGGCGAACCTGGCGCCGGCGTTCTTCCAGCAGATTGTGAGCCGCTATGAGGGCACACGGCTGGGGCGGCAGGAACTGAACGCTGAGATTCTGGACGATGCGCCGGGCGCGCTGTGGAAGCGCAGCGACATCGACGCCGGGCGGGTGGTGGCGCCGCCTGACCTGGTGCGGGTGGTCGTGGCCATCGACCCGGCTGTAACCAGTGGCGAAGGCAGCGACGAAACGGGCATTGTGGCGGCAGGGGTGGCCGCCGACGGGCATTATTACGTGCTGGACGACCGCAGCCAGCGGGCATCGCCGGACACGTGGGCGCGCAGCGCGGTGGCGCTCTACCATCTGCTCAAGGCGGATCGGTTGGTGGCCGAGTCAAACAACGGCGGGGAGATGGTGGAGTTGACGGTGCGCACGGTGGATCGGACGGTGGCGTACCGCGCCGTGCAGGCGACGCGGGGCAAGCAGACCAGGGCGGAGCCGGTGGCGGCACTCTACGAGCAGGGCAAGGTGCACCATGTCGGGATGCTGGGCGCGCTGGAGGATCAAATGTGCTCCTGGGAGCCGGGGATCGGCGCCAGCCCGGATCGGGTGGATGCGCTGGTGTGGGCGCTCACGGATTTGATGGTACGGGCGCCGCAGAAGCCGGCGCGTTCGCGGCAAGGGTAGCAGGGGGAAACATGGACGATCTGAAACTGGCGGTGGAAACGCTGCAACGCAAGACGGTGGAATACACGCCGTTTTTCGACTACTACGCGGGCAATCAGCCGTTGCGTTACGCAGCGGACAGGCTGAAGGACATCTTCCAAGACCGGCAGACGGCTTTCACGCAGAACTGGTGTGCGGTGGTGGTCAATGCGGTGTTGGACAGGCTGCTCGTGAATCAGTGGTCGGTGGGCGACGACGACGCGGCGGGCGAGCGGCTGAATTGGTTGTGGCGGGCCACCGGCCTGGACGCCGACATGGAGGCCGTGCACCGGGCGGTGGCCATGACGGGCGAGGGCTATGTGTTGGTGTGGCCGGGCGATGATGGGCTGGAAGCCTACTACCACGATCCGCGCATCTGCCATGTGTGGTACGAGGCGGAAAACCCGCGCCGCAAGCGCATGGGCGCCAAGTGGTGGCGCGATGACGCCGGGGTGTGGCGGCTGAATCTCTACTACCCGGACCGGATTCTGCACTATGCCGGCGGCAGCAGCGATTTGGCGCAGGCGTCGGCTTTCCAGTTGGAAAGCGAGGAGGCGAACACGGTTGGCGCGGTGCCGCTGTTCCACTTCTACCGTGACCGCCATCTGCTGCTCAGCGAACTGAACAACGTGGTGCCGTTGCAGGATGCGATCAACAAGCTCCTCGGCGACATGATGATCGCGGCGGAGTTCGGCGCGTTCCGGCAGCGGTGGATTGTGACGAATGCGGACACGTCGAAGTTGCGCAACGCGCCGAATGAGATTTGGGAGTTGCCGGCGGCGGGGCCGAATGAGCAGCCCACGGCAGCGGGTGAGTTCGCTACGACCGATCTAAGCAACTATCTGAATGCCATCGACCGGCTGGCGGCCAGCGTCGGCATCATCACCCAAACGCCGAAACAGTATTTTTATGCTCAGTCGGGCGACCCATCGGGTGAGGCGCTGATTGCGATGGAGGCGCCGCTGGTGCGCAAGGTAGAGCGCTATCAGGCACGGCTGGGGGCGACCTGGTGCGACGTGGCGGCGTTTCTGCTGGCGCTGGACGGCGGATCTGTGGTCTCGCCGCTGGACATCACGCTGGTGTGGGAAGATGCAGCGACGGTGCAGCCGCGCACGGCGGCGGAGATCCGGCAGATGGACGTGGCGAGCGGTATCCCGCTGGTGACGGTGCTGCGCGATGAAGGGTGGTCGGCGGCTGACCTGGAGCAGATGCAGGCGGATAAGGATGAGGAAGCGGGGCGCCAGCAGGCGCAGCTTGCGGCGGCGTTGGTGCGGGCGCAGCAGCAGTTTGACCAGAACAGTGAAGATGGGGCTGACGGGGCGTAACGGGCGACAAGGCTTTATTGTGGGACGTGGTGAGCAAGATGCCTGATCCGATTGTGGTGCAGCAGGCGAACGCGTTCCGGGCGGCGCTGCTGCGACGGGAAGCGGAACAGATGCAGGCGATGGCGGTGCGTTGGCTGCAAGTGGAGCGCAATTTGCAGCAGTCGATTACCGACGTGCTGAGCGAGATTGAGCGGCGGCAGCGGGCGGGCGAGCAGTTTGGGCGTTATTCTGGTCCCTATGTGCGGCTGGAACGCTACCGGGAACTGCTGCACCAGGTGCGCAGTGAGCTGGTGAAGTTTGGGACATACACGGAAGCGCAGGTCAACCAGGGCATTGCGGATCATGTAGTGTTGGGGGTAGAACACAGCAGCACGGCCATTGCGGCAGCCGCAGGCAGCCCGGAAATGGTTGCGCAGTTCAACCGGCTGAGTGTGCCGGCGGTGGAGAACATGGTCGGTGTGTTGCAGGCGAATGCGCCCGTTGGTCAATTGCTGGCGGATGCGTGGCCACAGGCGGCGGTGCGCATGACGGATGCGCTGATGAATGGGGTGGCGCTGGGGTGGAACCCACGCAAGACAACGCGAGCGATGCGGGAAGGGTTACAGCGCAGTGCCTTGCAGCGCGCGCTGACGATTGCGCGCACGGAGCAACTGCGGGCATACCGCACGGCGACGCAGGAGAATTACCGGGCGAGCGGTGTGGTGAGGGCGTACAAGCGGCTGGCTGCCAAGTCGGTGCGCACGTGCATTGCGTGTCTGATGGCCGATGGGCGGGTCTATGCGCTGGACGAGTCTTTCGAGGAGCACCCGCGCGGGCGCTGTACGTTGATCCCTGTCTTGTACGATGCACCCGAACCCACCTGGGAGACGGGGCGCACGTGGTTGGAACGGCAGCCAGAGGCGACGCAGCGGCAGGTGATGGGGCCGGCGGCGTTCGAGGCATGGCGGGCGGGTGCGGTGCGGCTGGAAGATTTGGTGGAGCGGCACGAGCACCCGGTGTGGGGTGGGGCGCTGGTGGTGCGGTCGTTGAAGAAAGCGATTGGGGAAGGGGAGGCGAAGCGGTGGATAAACCAAGTCATAGCGCCGCAACCATCTACAGCCAACCGCCAACCAAGACCAGCACACTATCAACCATTGCAAGACACGCGGTTTGCCGAAGTGCAAGCTATGTCGTCCCAAGATTTGCGCCAGTTGCGCGCCGAAATGACCGGTGCACGTGAGCTGCCAAAACTGAAGGAGCATTTCCGCAAACATGGATCAGAGTTTGAAGATATGGGGATCACGTCCCCAGAGGCGTTGAATGTACTGTTCCGGCAGCATATTCAACGGATGGATTTGCGCATATTCACCTATGTGTCGACGCAGCCAGCTACCCAGTATCGCCAGTGGGTTTTGGTGGGGATGGACAACGGTGTCATCGTTGTCTATAATGAATCAAAGCGCAGGCACTGGAGCATGATGCGAGCACGGAGTATTACCGAGTATTTAAGCCATCAGCGCGGTTGGTGGGTGGAAGTGTCTGATTGGGACGACAAACCAAAGATCGAACGACAATGAACATCACACAATGGCTGAAAGTATACGCTCAGCAGATTGCCAACTTGGACGACTACGATGATCTAGACGAACTAGAATTGTCGGTGTCTTTGGTACTCCACACGCGGGATGGATTCATCGACGCGTCGCTTTCCGATCAAGAGCAACAACAACTAGCGCAGCTAGATGCACAGTTGCGCGCACACGTCGCGGTCATTGCAAAATTTCTGCCGCGTCCCAATCCGCCTGCACGGGATCATTGGTGGTATTACCTGAACGAATTGCAGCCAGCATGAAATAGCCCTGCTCGTAATTCCATCTTAGATTTGACGCACACCAATCTGGTGTGCGTTTCTTTTTGCCCGGCGTTGTTGGCAGCGTGCCAACAAGGATTTGCTATGCTGGTCGCATAGGTGCACAAGTCCGGGAGGGACGCATGACAGATGATGTGACGACAAAGGACGGGGGCGGCGAGACGCAGCTTCCGGCCAGCTTTGACGAGTGGTTGCCCAGCCAGCCGGAACCGATCCGGGCATTGGTGGAAGGGCACACGAGCGGGCTGAAGACGGCTTTGGCAAGCGAACGGGAACAGCGCAAGGAACTGGCGCGGCAGTTGCGGGATGCGACGGCGGCGGCGGAGAAAGGCAGCACGCTGGCGAAGACGCTGGAAGAGATTTCCGGGCGCGCCGAGGCTGCCGAGAAGCGGGCTGTGTTCTTCGAGATGGCAACGCAGCCGGGGATCGGCTGTGCAAATCCGAAGGCGGCGTTTCTGGTGGCGCAGGCTGAAGGGTTGTTTCGCAAGGATGGCTCGCCAGACTGGGCGGCGCTGCAAGCTGTGGCGCCGGAACTGTTCAGGAAGGCGGGTCAGGCGAACGCAGGTGCGGGCGTAGGTGCGCCACCACCGGCGAAGGCCAGTATGAACGATTTCATCCGGCGCAGTGCAGGCCGGACATAGCAAGAGGAGCAAGAGATGGCAGTCTACAATAGTGTGATCAGCCGCGCGGATGCGGCGGCGCTGATTCCAGAGGAGATCAGCGCAGAGATTTTGAAGAACGTGCCTCAGCGCAGTGCGGTGATGCAGTATGCGCGCCGGCTGCCCAACATGAGCGTGGCGCAGCGGCGAATGCCGGTGATGTCGGCGCTGGCGACAGCGTACTTTGTGAGCGGTGACACCGGCCTGAAGCAGACCAGCGAGGTGAACTGGACGAACAAGTACATCGACGCCGAGGAGCTTGCGGTGATCGTGCCGATTCCCGAAGCGGTGTTGGACGATGCGAGCTATGACATTTGGGGCGAGGTGCGCCCGGCAGTGGAAGAGGCCATCGGTAAGGCCATCGACCAGGCGGTGCTCTACGGGACGAATATTCCCGCGAGCTGGACGACCAACTTAGGTGCGGCCGGCATTGTGGCCGGGGCGAATGCGGTGGGGCACCAGATCAGCGCGGCGGCCTATGCCGACCTGTACGAGGCGATTCTGGGCGAGTCGGCGCAAGCGTCGGGCTTGTTTGGCTTGCTGGAAGAGGACGGCTTCATGGTCAACGGCGTGATGGCGGCGCTGTCGATGAAGCAGAAGCTGCGCAATGTGCGCGCCACGACCGGCGAACTGATCTTCAGCGGCTCGATGCAGCAGGCCGGGGCGTACACGCTGGACGGTGCGCCGTGTGTTTTCCCGACCAATGGCGCGGTGGATGCCACCTACTGGCTGATTGCCGGTGCGTGGTCGCAGTTGGTCTATGCCATGCGCCAGGACATCACTTACAAGGTGCTTGATCAGGCGGTGATCCAGGACGGCGCAGGCGCTATTGTATACAACCTGGCGCAGCAAGATATGGTGGCGCTGCGTGCGGTGATCCGGCTGGGCTTTGCGCTGCCGAACCCGATCAACGCGGTCAACACGGACTCGGCAACGCGTTTTCCGTTTGCGGTGCTGACCGCTTAGTTTAGGAGAGAACAAGAGATGACGACTTCTAAGAGTGCGGTGCTGGCTGTTGTGGCTGGCTTGATGCTGTTTGCGGTGCTGCTGACGGCGATTGCGGGCGGCTCTGGTGCGGTGGCTGCGCCGGCGGCTGCGCCGACGCCGGTGGCGGGGACGTATACCGGCGGCACGCTGGCGCGGGTGGTGACGCTGTATGACAGTGCGGTAACGACTTCGACGGCGTTTGGCGGCAGCGGGGTGAGTATCCTCACAGGGGATCGGGTCGATCTGCAGTATGTGATTGACCAGCCCACCGATGTAAATACGATGACGCTTAAGCTGCAATTCTCGAACGACCTGGTGAACTGGGTGGATGGCGCTACGATTGTGAGCGACAACGCTGCCGATGCGAACGTGATGCAGCAATACGCGGTGTTCGGGAACTATGCGCGCGTCAACATCGACGCCGCGAACACGAACGAGGCGACGGTGACGGTGATCGGGGTGCTGAAGTAGATGGCAGCATCGGCGGCAGACATTGCACGACTGCGCCGAATGGTGGCGGAACCGACGACCACCAACGGCTACACGGATACCGTTCTGTCGGAAGCGATTGAGCGGTATCCGGTGGCCGACTCTGCCGGTGAACTACCCACCGACGAAAATGGCAACGCCAACAGCCAGTGGACGCCTACCTACGATCTGAACTCGGCAGCTGCCGAGGTGTGGATGGAGAAAGCGGCGGCGCTGGCGTCGGCCTATGATTTTAGTGCGGATGGTGGCAGCTTCAACCGGTCGCAGATGATCACGCAGGCGCAGAGCATGGCGGCTTATTATCGGGCGCGACGTGCGGCGCGCAGTGTGCGTCTGGTGGCGGAACTGAACCCGGTGAGCGCGCAGGATTGGATCGGTAATCTGGCGGAAGTGCTGGATGATTGATCGCCTGACAATATGAAGTTGTCGGACGGTGGCTTGGGGGACGGTGGTCGTGAATGTACTTTTGATTGCTCCTGAATCGGGGCTGGCTGCGGTGGGTGACGAGGTGCGAGCGGTGTCGTTGGCGCTACGGCCTGTGATCCTCAACGGCACGGTGACGCGGCGGGATGTGCTTGACGCGCTGCGTGGGCACCATTGGGATGTGGTCTGGTTTGCGACGCACGGCGATCAGGTGGGCATCCAACTGAGCGACGGGCACATCTCGGTCAGCGATTTGACAGCAGTGGTGCGGTCTAGCGGGGCGTGGCTGGTGGTGCTGAACACCTGTTCGAGCCGGTTGGTGGGGCTGGAGCTTCACTACGAACTAGAGGTCAGCGTCATCACGACGCAGGCGGAAATTGACGACCGCACGGCGTACCAGACCGGGGCGTTGCTGGCGCAGGCGCTGGCGGAGTCGCAGGACGTGGTGTCGGCGTTCTCGGCAAGCAAGCCGGGGCAGGGCCAGAACTATTTGCTCTTTCACGGCGGCGACCGGGATCAGGCGACGGAGACGCGCACGATTCTGATGCTGAACGAGTGGGGCGCACGGCTGAGCACGAAGATCGACGGGCTGGAAAAGCGCCTCGACAAAGAGATCGGCGCGATGCGGCAGGAGCTTGCCGAGTTGGGTGGGAATGTGCAGACGGCGGTGAAGCTTCCGCCGTGGCATCGAACAGCGTTTGTTGCGGCGTTTCTGCTGCTTTTTCTGCCGGTGCCGCTGTTCTATACGCAGTTGCGTGAGATGCTCGAAATTGGCTGGCAGTCGGCATTGTCGCTGGCGGCGCTGGCGTATGCGGCCAGTGCTGTTGTTTGGGCGTACATGTGGTGGGGGGGCCGTGGCAACGGCTGACAAGGTTTTGTTGTGGGACGGTGAACAAGAATGCTGACGGCGGCTGAACTGACGGCGATGCAATCAACACAGGCGGCGGCGATGATGGACGCTTGCAAGCTGTTGACGCCGACGAAGACGACGGGTGACTACGGGCAGCATGGGGCAACCTACGCCGAAGGGTCGGAGATTGCGTGCGGCTTTGAGTCTCCGGTTGCGCAGCGTGGTGGGACGTTGGCGGGCGTCGAGGTGATTCTCAACGCTCGAATGCGGGTGAGCCTGACGAACGGCGCCAGCGTGACGCCGGACACGGTGGTGAAGGTGACGAAGCGGCTCGGCACGACGCTGACGACGGCGGAGTTTTACCGGGTGGCGGGTTGGCCGAGGCGTGGGCCCACGGCGTTCGTGGTGGAGTTGGAGCGCATTACCAAACCAGCGGGTGCAACCTGATGGAATTTCGTTTGCAGGTCGAGGGCATCGAGGACGCCATGCGTCAACTGGATGGCGTTGTCAGTCCGGCACGTTTGCGTCAGGGGTTGGCGGCGGCGGCATTCTACGTCGAGGGTGCAGCGAAGGTCAAAGCGCCAATCGACTTCGGCTTTCTTGCCAACAGCATCTACACCGTAACGGCGAGCGGGAGCGGGTACGCCGAAGCGACCAACAAAGCAAAGGCACGCAACCCGAATGCTGAAATGCTGCCGCAGGAAAGCATCAATTCCACGATGGAGGCGGTGATTGCGGCTGGCGCCGAGTATGCGATCTATCAGGAGATGGGGACACGCTTCATGCGGGCACAGCCGTTTATGCGCCCGGCGCTGGAAAATAATCGGGAACGGATTGCGCAGATTATCCGGGACGCATTGCAACGAGGTGTGCGGTGAGCTTCGAGGAAGAATTGGTAGACCTGCTGCAAGCAGATACGTCGGTGCTGGCGTCGGTGAGTACGAGGATTTGGCCGGTGGCGATTCGGCTGGAGCCGACGTTTCCGGCGATCACCTACGCACGCAACGACGGGCGGCGTGAGTATGCGCACGATGCCAACGTCGTGTGGAAAGAGGCGACGCTGGTGGTGCGCTGTTGGGCGAAGGACTATCCAACGGCACGGGCGTTGGCGGATGACGTGGCGGAGGCGCTTGACCGCAACACGACGACGGCGGTAGACGTGATCACCGTGACGGACAGCGCCGATGTGTGGTTGGACGGGCACGATGTCTTCGGCTGCACGCTGCTGGTAAAGATGGAGATGAACCTATGAAGGGTACGGAACTGGGCATCTGGGTTGATGAGTTTGAGTTCAGCAGTTCGACGAGCCAGGTCGATTTGACGTTTGAGGTCGGCGAGGCGGAGCGGACGCATTTGGACAGTGTGGCGCAGGAGTTTGTGCCGCTGCTGCCGAAGTGCACGGTTACGCAGAACGGTTACTTTGAGGGCGTGCTGCCGGACGGGTTCGAGGCGGAGATGCACGCACGCTTCGGCACGGGCCGGGCTGTGTTGACGGTGGTGACGCAGAAGTCGGACGCCGACTGTGCGTGCTATGTGCTGCCGGAAGCGACGGATTACGGCATGGTGTTCTCGGCGCCGGTGGCCGGGCTGATTGTGCTCAACGGGCAGTGGGGCACCTCGGCGG